ACCGTAGATTCACCACCGGAAACATTAGCAGCCACCACAAAGTCACGAACTACGGTAACAAACCTAGCTGTAGGCGCATTTCCTGTCGCTGTGATCGTCGTACTCGATACCGTCTGGCTAGAACTGACCGTATAAGTACCAGTTCCACCTACACCAGTACCGTAAGCAGTAATCGTTGTTCCACCTGTGACACCAGTTCCGCTAATCGTCTGGCCTACTACAACACTTCCGTAAGCCATTGAGGAAACAGTCAGCGTAGTGCCTGAAATAGACCCTGTGAACTGAGCATCATCTAGCCCATAGAAATACGCACCACCAGATAAATCAAACGATTGCAGCTTGTCTAATCCGTTCGCTGCGATTATCTTTGACCCGAACTGAGTCACATCCCATGAGGAAACAGCCGTGTAACCCGTAGTCGTTAACGGATCAAGTGTTGTATCGCTAGAGTCAAACTTAAAGAGTTGAGTAGCACCAGCAGCAAATAGCGAGTTAGTACCAGCATATTTGCCAGCAAACGCTAACAATAACGACTGACCTGCATTAGCTGAGTAATCTGCTACATCCCGAATAGGCGCATAACCATTCATTACCGGATAACAGTTCTTGGCATCCGTTACACCGCCAGCAATTCCAGGCTGGTCTGGTGTCCACTCACCAAAGTTTATTCTTGTCGTAGCCATGTATCACCCACAGGAGAAACTTTGATCCATTCTTCACCGTAAATCATGCCTTTAGCCGTTACCACAGACCGACCAGTAATCGACCCTACAGCAGACGATCTAGTGACACCACCAACAGCCCTGACATCAGCCTTACCTAATATTCCAGCACTTGCCAATACAGCATTATTAGCAATGGCAGTAAATATCGCTCTACCAGTAATAGCCCCTGATGCGAACTTAGCGACTCCACCAATAGCCGTTACCGTACCTACACCAGTTATAGAGCCTGTAGCAGTCCGTAAGAAGCCACCATTAGCCCCGACTATCGATCTACCTACGATAGACGCATTACCCTGTATCGGCCCCTCTAAAGCCGTTACGATAGCCCTACCGAGGATTGCAGCAGACGCATTAGCCTGACGAGTACCAGCAGCCGTTACAACAGCACGACCAGTAACGCTACCAGTCGCAGGAACTAAAGTCGTTATCCTGAGTTCGGATAAAGCAGCAGACGATAGTGGAGAAAATCCAAGCATTTATAGCTCCGATGGAACCCAATTTTGTAAAGCCTCATCCCACGAATACATACCTTCAGTCGGCATAGCTATTGGTGCAGTCCATTGGCAAGTTTCCTCTACTAATACCCATGAAGGATACGGTTTCGGAGCAATAAAAGCATCTCGCTGTGCATCATAGGTGTAGCCAATACCTGCGTAGTTATTGCGTATGTTTCCGTTGTAGCTTGTCTGTTTCCATTGAGTGCTTGCACCGAATAATTGCTTGCAAAACAAAATGCCAGCATCTTCAGACTCAACACCATCAATCTGGCAGTCGTTGTTGTTAACGACGATGACTTGTGTCACCACGTTATTTTCATCTAGTTGTGCAAAGTGAGCCATGTATTACCTCAGAACGTAATTGAGCCGGAACTAGTCCACTTGTAGATACGATAGCCACCAGACACAGTAATGGTCGGCGAGCCAGTTGTTGATACTGCGGCATCATAGGTATCTGCGTAACGAATGATCACTATGCCAGAACCACCAGAGCCGCCGGAATATCCGCTACTGTTACTACCAGACCCAGCTCCACCGCCACCGCCCGTATTAGCCGTTCCGCTTGAACCACTAGTTTCTACCGTTGTACTGGCATTGCCACCCCCACCAATTCCCCCGTTACCACTAGTGCTGCCGCTGCTGTATTTTCCTCCACCACCACCGCCAGCATAGGTAGCTGTGCCATCAATGGATGAGGATGATCCATTTCCTCCATTGCCAGCAGTATCCACAGCCCCTGTTGAACCAGCAGCCCCTGCGCCACCACCACCGCCGCCGACATAATTTGTGTTTGGTTCGCCAGCACCACCTGCACTACCTTGTCCACTCGTAGCAGTACCACCAGCGTTGCCAGAACTACCTGGGCCTCCAGAAGCGCCACCGCCAGAGCCGCCATTAGCACCCGGATTTGATGTGCCATTGTTATTCGACCCGCCACCGCCACCACCATCTGATGTAATGGTAGAAAATACTGAGTTGGAGCCGTTCGATCCTTTGTTAGCAGTATCGCTTGAACCAGCACCACCGCCGCCTACGGTAACTGTGTATGTAGTTCCAGCAGCAACAGAGAAACCAGTAGCAGTTCTAAAACCGCCACCACCACCACCACCACCACCACGAATACCCCCGCCACCGCCACCAGCAACAACAAGGTATTCAACAGTTGGTGTCACAGTTGAAAGAGGGGGCCATATCCCGCCTTGCCTTGCCTCTTGAATTTCTGACAGCGACCAAATGCCTTTAGCCGACGCTGTAGTCGGCGCGTTGCGCTTGCCAATTACACCGCCGTTGCCGCGCCTCATTAGCTGATCTCCTCATACGAGCAAACAGCCTCTAGGTCGCTTGCTGCGTTTGCAGTAAGACGCAAGCTATCACCTTCCTCTAAGTAAATCGGCTTACTAATTACATCAAGAGAAGCATCAGCTGGAACAACTACAGTCAAAGCAATTCTGTAAGCAACTGAGCTGCGGAATAAATCAACCGTAATATCAGCGTTGTTCGTACCATCCACATTGCTCACATACAGCGCATTGACCTTTAAGACCTTGCCGCTGCCGCTGCTGTTGGTAACAATCGCTGTTGCAGATGTTCCTACCGCTTGGACAGCAGTCTTACCAATAATTGTTGTGACGTTTACTACATTAGGTGCAGCCATGATTTAGCCTCCAAAAACGATAGCCATAGCAATGGCTTTGCCTGTTGTTACAGCATTGTCAGTAGTAACCGCCTTGTCAGCCGGATACGTTACGAATACATCCTTAGTGCCAGCACCAAAGTTAACCGCATTGTTGCTGTTCGACGATTTTAGGATCGTAGTCCTAGCCAACGTACCAGCACCTACCGTACCTACGCCTATCTCATAATCAGCACCTAGCGTGATTGTGTAGTAGCAAGTATTAGTATCGCCAATTGCTGAACTAAAAGTCCGGAAACCCGTTACAGCCCCGTCCAGCGTTAGAGTGCCTGTGCCAGTCGTGGTGGACGTTTCACGAACTCGGTCAGCAATTACTAAAGGCATAATTACTCCATAGTCACGGAAAGGTTACCAGTCGAGATCGTAAACACATCGCCAGAAGCAATCGATTTAGACGCATCTAGTGGTGTGTAATACAGCAAGTTACCGCTAGTAGAGGCATCCAAAATACCGATGTGTGTCACAGTTCCCCATGTACCTGTTGCAGTCGGGAAAGTAACTGACGCGCTATTCGTTGATACACCATTACTAGGCGCACCAAACGTCACAGCAGTACGAGCATAGGAGCCACCAGATACCTCAGTACCAGTATTGCCTTCACCCGGATCGCTAGTGTAAAGACCTACATAAACCGCAGCAGGGCTTGTATAGGATGTATTGCGGAGAACTGCGTTAATGACAGCATTCTCCAAATAGTTCGACATCTCTGCCATGATTTCACCTCACGTTATAAGACATACTCATTGGTTGACCTGAATACTCACTTGCTTGGTCGGTCGTTGAGATTCCCTCAATCGCCCTAGAATACAAGGAAGCCCAAGTCTGCAACCTCGCATCATTCATCAAATACGGTTCTGCCTCACCTAGAGCCGCATACAGCAACGCATCAGGACAGATCGCTAGGAATACGTTACTAGCGTTAGTGTCACTCAATAGCGCAGGTTTAGCGTAGTACAGCATTTGAGCCGTATAAGTCGAATCAGGAACCGGAGCTAACTGCATCTCAGCACCTAAGATCGTGTAATCAACTGGCTTACCAGACTCAGTTACACGCGCTGTTTCGTAGAATGAATTAGGAGCTTTGTAGCGCAATGTTGATACCGGATTGGTATTCAAATGAATATCGCGCATCGATAAGAAGTCTGTCGGCAACCCTAGAGTCGAATCACCGCCAGTTGTTGCAGCAGTCGCAACTACCAACATTTGCCGAATCCGTAAGTCTCGCTGCAAACGGTACTCAGCCAACTGAATAAAGTCAGGAATAACAGAAGTCAGATCACTACGCGCTAGGTAGTTCGCTACCGTGTTCTTTAAGTCGCTGTAGGTCAGGATCATCTCATTCCTCTAGTTGCTCAAAATCTTTCCAGCCATATTCGTAAGTGCCAATGTGCCGGATGTGCATCGATAACTCATGGTCTACATACGTCTGAAAGCCTTCAGAACCAGCCTTGACGCAGAAATAGACATCCTCACCACAGACACCACTAGCACCCCATCCAGCATCAAACCAAGGTCTGCCAGTCTTTTCAAACACCTCTCGACGAATCATCACAGCACCAAACCCTACCGCTGTAACTTCCTCGATACCTTCTTTCCCGCGAGAATCAATGTTCGACCATTCATGAACGAGAGTTTCCCCATCCATGTACTTACGCAACATCTTCGCAGTCGGTGTTACTGGCTTACGTCTAGTCGTTGCATTGACACCAACTATCGGCACTTCACGACTTAGCATAATGCTAATAATGTCATGAGGAAACCGCATATCGCTATCAATAAACAATACTGCGTCACAACCTTCTTTGAACGCTACTTCTGCCAACTTCTCACGCTGGTCAAATATCAGCGTTCCCGGCATTGTGTATAGGCTCAAACCGCCTTTGCCATCTTTACAACGAACTGACGCGTCATGAGCCGCCATTCGAGCAAAATCAAAAGCAAAACCTGTGTGAACCTCATCCCTACATGGTACGCAAACACCAACTCTCATACAGTTCCTCGATACGTTTTCCAGACAGCATTATCAGGGTCGTTTAGCCACTTAGCAAACCCAACGTCATCCACCACGTTAAAGCCCTTCATAATCCCCATCTGGTTAAGTACATCTATAACCGTAAACGGAATTCTAGCTACATGGTGCAGATCGTTAAGATGCCCTTTTCGCTCTTTATCGAAATCTAACTGAGCCTTGTTAGCCTCAATGATCTCGGTAACGTCCTGTTTAGTCTCGATGACGATACCACCGTCACCATCCTCATATGCTGTTTGAGTCCGTATCTGGTTACTCATAAATCCTTTCGTAGGTCTCCCCGACCCTAGAGTCGAGGAGATTTGCTACTAAAATGTTTACAAACTCATATCTAAATCGGCGATTATGCCATGAGCTGCTTCGTTCTTAACTTCAAGAGTGACTTCAGCCAGCAACTGAGTATTCTCAGAGTCACCAGTCTTAGCCAGATCGTTAGTCTGGAACGGACGCAGATACGCTAGTGCTGCGTATTCTGGATCGAGTACCAGAGCATCACGGGTACGCATGAAGCGGTTAGGAACAACCGACATCGTGCCAAAGTCAGACATATAAACGTCAGCAGCACCGATAATGGTAGTCGGAGTGTTACCCGGAGCCATGTAACGCTGTGCAGCGATACCAGCAAACGAGCTAACCTTCTGTTTACCAGCAGCACCCACCATCAGAATCTTAGGTGAACCACCAGATACGAACACCTCAGACACCACAGTCTTGAGCAGAGTCTCGGTGAAAGTACGCTGTGTGCCATCAGTACGAGTCGATACACCGATAGTTGCAGGATCAGCACCACCCGAACCTACGTCCGAGTTAGTCTTGATCCACGACAGGATCGAACCAAGCTTACGAGCAATCGTCGATGTTCCAGCCGAACGACCTTGGTTAGCGCACAGGATAGTTTCCAGATCGCGCTTCAGTTCAGCCGATGCTTTAGCCAACTGGTAAGCCTTTTCTGACTTACGACCTGCCTTATTAACTGTGTCCAGAGTACCCGAAACTTGTACAGTTTTCTGGATGATCTGAGTGTAATTACCCAGACGAACGGTAGGAGCCAGAGTAGCCGATGTAGCGTCTGCACCTTCAATCGCTGCGTTAGCAGTAGTAGCAGCAGCTAGACTGTCAGTCTGCCATTCGTGATACACGGCTGTAGCTTTAGTCTTGCCAATCGAACTCATGAAAGGAGTTTCAGTAGGCGAGATGTCATAGATGATGTCGGTCAAATCTTCGCGCTGACCAATTGCGCTATGTGCTGTAAATGTAGGCATGATAATTTCCTATAAGAATCGTTCAAATGCTTTTGCGGCATCAGCAACCCTTCCGGTCTGCTTTGCTCGCGCTTTTGCTTTCCTCAGTTCATCGCTAACTTCCCGGCCCTGAGCAACACCCGACTTAACAACCTTCGGAGCCTCATTAACACGCTTCGTAATCCCCGGTTTAGAGGATTGCAACTTGTCGTATTGCATCGCCTTGTATAGCGTTAGAACCTGCCGAGAATCATAGATTCCCGATAACTCTTGGTCTGAAAACCCTAACTTTAGGCCAAACTCCCTCAGTTCTCGCCGAGTTACTTCACCCTTTTGCGGATCAGCATATTCAGGTATTGCCTCTGCCAGCTTACGAGACTCAGCCTGTATTACCTGACCAAGTTGCTCCTGACGTTCCTGCTGCTGCTGTTCTGCAATTCGCTGTCGTTCAGCCTGAACTTGAGCTACTTGCTCTTTCCGCCTTTGTTGATCCGTATATGCTAAAGCGTACCCAATGGGGTCTCTTTCCTTCAGTTCATCTAGGTTTTCACCTTCTGGCTGCTGATTGAGCATTTGCTCAATAATCTGCAACCGTTCCGCATACTGATCCCGCAAGTATCTGGCTTCTTCGATACGCTGTCGTTCAGCCTCGACTACCTTACGTTCCTCAGCTACGGCTTGCGATTTCTTTGTATAGTCTGTGCCAAGTTGATAAGACTTGATAAGCTCATCAAGGGTTACCTCACGTTCTTCACCGGCTGCTTTCACCCGGAACGTCTGAGGCTCCTCTTGCTCATCCTGCTCATCTTCTTGTTCTACCTCTGACTCATCATAAGACTCATCAGATTCGGCTTCGCTATCGTTGGCCTCTGCTTGCAGTTCTGGTTGTTCCTGTTCGGAGCCTTCTTCTGCACCCATCAGACCCAAGATAGCGTCGGCTGCACTACCTACAGTTAACTCTGGACTACCGGATTCCGGTGTCGTTCCTTGAGTATCGCTCATTTTTTCTTTCCTAAATTATATCGGGAACCGCCCGAAACGGGTTACAAAATCTTTAATCTTTTCTCCTCAATGAGCCTGTTTGCTGAAAGCCCTTCCAAGTAAGTTTCAATTAATTCCAATGTCCGTAGCCGCATATAAGCAGTCTCTCTAGACTGAAGATCACCATAATCGCTAGTTGCGAACTTATTAAGTTCAGCAGTCCTAAGATCAGTCATCATTTCCTGAAAGAACTCATCCTTCAGTAGATTCTCAGCCCATTGAACTTTACTCATGATGTGAGACTTCCTAGCTCTTTAATTGCCTTCAGGACAATATCAGCCTGACGTTGGCGTGTTTCCTCGTCTGCTAAGTCCATCGCTAAGATAGCCTGTAGCTGCTTAACCGCTAACTCAGCCTCTTTAATCTTCATATCGGCTTCTTGCTGGCGTGTTTTCATCGCCATCTCAAGACCCTTGCGAGTAAACTCAGCCTCTAACGACTGACGCTCTAGTTGCAACTTAGCAGCCTCAATCTCTGCCTTAGCCTGTGTCTTTTCTCGCTCTACCTCAGCAAATATCTTGGTAGCCTCTGCTTGCTGATCCGGTGAAGGAGGCTGTGGCTGTGACAACTTCTCGTTAATCTCTGGCGTAATCTCGTTAAGGAAAGCGTTAGCATCCTTGAAACCAGCCGATTCAATCAGTCGTGCCAATGTATCTCGATACTGAGCCACAGATACCAGAGGATTTGA